AACCGGAACCCACTGGCGCCCAATTCTGAATAATCATTGTTGTGTTGTTATGCGCCCTGACGTTCATGCTGGCATTCGTACCATCTGCCCCGCGACACCCCATCGCCATCAGGCAGGCATAAGGAAATGCCGTGTGGAAATTGTAACCACCTGACGATCCTGGCGGGGTACTGGTGACACCCCACATAAAAATCAGATTAATAAACGCCCCGGATGTTGCCTGCACAGGAAACTTACACATTCCCGATCCAGACAGATGCGCGGTAAAAGCGGCGGCGGGTAATACCTGTCCTGGCATGACACCAACATCTTTTGTTGCAGCATCTCCCAGCGTCAGATGCCTGAGAACGGATGCCACATCCCCTTTACTTAGCAATTCACGCGCAAATCCTGTCAAAGCGCTCATGCCAACCGTATTTTTCCCGGTAAACCACGGAAACATGTCCTTTTTCGTGACAAGATCGGCAAGCGCAGTTAACAGGGGGTTCGCCAGCTGTCTTTTATTGGCGTTCTCGTTAACCTGCTTAACCGCTGCGGGCGTTGCGGCCAGTTTTTCGGAATCGCTGTCCGTTGCACTGCTTAACTGTACAAAACCCTTTTCGCTGGTTGATGCATCAGGATGATTTCTGGATTGCTCATGCTTTTTTAGCGCATCGCTGGCCGCCTGGTCATTCAGCGTGCCTTTCGGGCGTAAATCTGTGATATTGCCAGCGGCATCAATACTGGCGAGTGCAAAGACATAATGCTGCACTCCGCCCAGCACATAATCGGCAAGATCTGCCGCAACGGTAATGTTGCTCTGTACTGCCCATTCACTCGTTAAGGTCCCTGTCCAGCAGACATCAAGCCAGACCTTTGTTGGCCTGGCGGATGCGGTGATGTTCAGGTCTGCGGGCAGCTCAGCACGCAACCCGGCAACGTATCCCGCCCCCTTTGTGACAAAAAACTGATTGCCGGACTTTGCGACCAGGTAACCCGAATCAAAAAATGCCGCTGCGCCATACAGATCGATATTTTCGCGGCGCTGGCGCTCATCCATTGCCGCCAGGCGGGCAGTAAAATCAATCTGCCATGTCTCTGCCGGGGTGGTAATTTCTGTTGCTTCCCTGGCTCCGCTGTATTCCATCAGCATGGAACGAACCAGCACGTTTCCCTGCTGGCCGTTCGTATTTTTGATTTTGCGCTGGGTCGGGGCGTGAATAATCATCGCCAGTGTACCGGTGGCTTTATTTGCCAGTCCGATCCAGTTGAAATCATAATCGCCCACATCCGCACCCAGAGTGACGGAATAAACGACAGAATTTTCATTCACAACGCCGGTTTTACTTACCGGCAGGCGATCAACAATTTTATCCGCTGTGGGTATTGTCTCGGTATTATCAATCGGCTTATCAGTATCCAGCCCCGGAATATAAGCGAAAATAAATTCATCCAGCGTGACGGGCTGATTATCAATTGCCTGCCGGGCTTTCCATTCTGAAAATACTTTTGTAATAACGGCCTGTGACATAGGTCTTTCCTCTACTTCAAACTTGCGCTATATGTTGCTTCTGACTGGTTATTCACATCACCCAGGGTGGCGGGCCAGCAAATATATTCCCCCTGATACCAGCCAATATTGATATTCAGTGGCACGGCATTGATTACCTCAAAGCGGTAACGTCGGCAGGTGCGCCCGTATTTACGAATAATTTCCAGCAGGAGATCACTGTTGCTTGCTATCTGGCGATCTGTCACGCGAACGACAATTACGTCCCAGTCAAGCCCATCCTGCCGCTCCAGTAATTCAACGTAACCAATCCCCAGCCGCTCAAAAATGGCGACAAATCCCGCCACTTCTCCGGCCTGCTGAGCATTAATAAATGCGTAGTTCACCCGTTTACGGAAAATGTCGATTGGCTCACCCTTAAACCGGGTAATATCACGTTCCCAGGCAATCAGATTTAACAACGGCTCGGGGCAGACCAGCGGGTCAAACTGTTTTAACGGCCAGGTGATCCACCCGTACACCTGCGACCAGAATTTTACGCAGGCACGCAGCAGCCTGGCAGGGTCGCCTTTATTCATCCACGACGGTAATTTAAGATCGGCAAGCGACTTCAAAAACTCAGTCATTCTCAATCTCCACCGTTAACCCTGACAGGCGCGGGACCGACAGTTCGCTGACGATATCCGTCAGCGAAAAATGCAGGGAATCGACAACCGGAAAAGTCTTGTGGATCTCGCGGCCCAGATTCGAAAAGGAATAGCGCGAATAGGGTTGCGTCTTTTTTACGTCGTAATTGGCGTTCTCGCGAAATGCGCAACGAATCAGGTCGGTAATACCGGTTTTTAACCTGCTCAGATCTTCCGCTTCCATGTTTTCCACGCTTTTGACGTAGACCGTCACCGCCAGGGTGTGGCTGGTTTCTGGCATGGCATAACACTGCAGATCGTCACCGTGTCCGTGGTGGCCCTGGGTATTCACATAATCGTTAACCGCATCAATAAAGGGTTGCGATGCTTCGCCGGTATCCAGTAACAGGTAAGCATTTGCCGTACCCGGCCCTCGTGGGGCATCGTGCAAAAAGTAAATGCGATCAACGCTCAGCCCCAGAACGCTGGCAATCATGCTCCGGTAGATAGCGTCAGAGTGGTAATTCCCCACCAGATTAAACTGGTTGCGGGTGCGGTCGCGTAGCTCGTCGTCGCTTTCTTCATTCGCCCCCGGCGTAATCAGCCATTCGTCCTCATTAACCACGCTGGCGATCCCGGCCACTTCAACGGGTAAGATCCGGTAATAGCCCGGCGCAAGGTTGTAGCCGCTGCCGGTGCCAGTCGCTGTAACGGGAACAAGGCCACTTTCAACCCCGGCAGGCAGTGTCACGTCTTCATTCACGGCCAGTACATAAACCACGCCGTTAATGCGCTCCGTTTGCACCAGTGTTCCGGCAGGCACAACGACCGCATCCGCCGCATTCAGCTTATAGAACCGAAGCACGCCATCGGCAGCACTGGCCGCTTTAGGCACGATATGAACTGCCCAGGCCAACAGGCGCAACATGGGACCGGTGGCCGTCGCAACAAACATGTTGCGCAGAACCACATCGATCAGCGCCGCACGCAGCCATAACACCGGCGTGGTGACAATCTTCGAAATCAGCCGCCAGAAAGGTGACATCCTCGACGTGTTTGTGACAAATCCTTCCGCCTGCACGGTGGCTTTAAATGCCGCCGTAATCTCGGCCTCTGTCGCGGGCATCCCGCTGTCATTCAGTACCTTTTCAAAATCAACGTCGGGTTTCTCAGTCATAGTTAACCTCTGTACCGACAGGGCCGAAATCGTAGGTTTCCGCCGTGACATACAACCGCGAAAGGGTTTCTTCGGTGATCACTATGGTTCCTGGGACCAGACGTTCGTCGCTTTCCACCAATAAGGACAGTTGCGTCAGCACGTCACCGCGCATTGTCGGGCTGCGTTCACCGATCAGGCGGGTGGTGATACCGCTTTCCAGAATGCTGTGAATAATGTCCTGGGTGATGCTGTCGCGGTTATCGCAACGGCGCGGCTCGTTGCCGCTGTCCAGCGTGAAATCACCGTCAGTGATCAAAAGGTCGATGTATAACGGTTCGGTACTCATCCTGCGTTAAGCTCCTGCCATTCAGCCAACTGGGCCGGGGTGATTCCATTGGGGGCGTTGATGTAGGTATCGCCCCACGATTTACGGTTATCAACGGCGGTTTTGCTGTCGGTTTTAACCTGACTCATCAGGCCGCCGCGTGGGATGTCTGCATTAATTCGGTTCCCCGTCAGCACTGACGGGCTGTTCAGCTTCGACGAACCTGCAGCACTGTCAGGAATGACCGCGTTTGCCGGAACGGCAGCCGCTGCCGGTGGCGAAACGGTTTTCAGGTCGATGTTGACGCCGGGGATCTTGTTTAGCTTCTCCACAATCCAGTTATAGGTAGACGCAAAGGTATTTTTGAGGACGTCAAAAAGTTTGCTGAATACCCCGCCGATGGTTTGTGCGAACCCTTCAAAGGTGGCAAGCGGGGAAAGACCGGCAAAGAAATCAACCACCACGGCCCAGCCGTCAGTGATGGACTGCCAGACCTGCGCAAACACCTGGCCCACCTGTTCAGCGACCGACATCACCCAGGCAAAAGCCGACGTATCCATGATTGCTGTCGCAAGTTCTTCCCAGTGGGTGATGACGTACCAGACCCCCACGGCCAGAAGCGCCAGCCCGGCAATGATCAGGGTGATCGGACTCATCAGGAGTTGCATTGCCGCCCCGGCAAACATGGTCGCCGCACCGTAAACCCGCATGGCAATGGCCCCGGCCTTTAACGCGATATTCCATGCAGCAAGCGCGATGCGGCAGACGCCCGTCCACAGCGCCAGTAATTTTGACTGGATCCACAATGCAGCCAGACCGATGCGCGTCGTCAGCAGGGACGGACGCAACAGGTTGAGCGTCCATAACAGTAGTTTCCATGCGCCGCCCAGTACCTTAGCGATTGCAGCCAGCCCCGTCATGGTGAAGCCAAAGACCCCCATCACGATATTGACCGCCGCCCCGGCCAGCCCGAATGACAACACGCCCAGGGTGATGTACCCCAGCCAGCGGGCAATATTCGGGAACATATCCAGCCAGCGGGCAAATTTTGTCCCCACGTCGGCAATACGGTTCATCAGCGGTGACAGGATAGGGATCAGCGTGTTACCAATCGCCGCGCGAATGGCAAAGAATGTCGCTTTGATACGTTCCCACGGCTCGGCCATTCGTTCGGCCATTTCCTGGGCGCGTTTCATCCCGTCATTTCGGCCCAGTTCGGTGATGCTGCGGTTTAATTTATCCTGCTGACCGTACAGCTTTTTGATAACGTCAGCACCACCACCGAACGCGGCGTCCAGCGCCTGTTGTGCCTTGACGTTTCCTTCAATGCTCTGCCCGTATTTGCTCTGAAGTTTTTGCAGAATGTCACCCATCGGCAGCATTTTTCCGGTGGCATCGACAAAGCTCATACCCAGCTTTTCAGCGGCAGCCGGGGCGCTGCGTAAAAACTGCTCGTAGATCCCGCTGGCCTCAGTACCCAGCGTGCGCGAAAGCGTACCCAGGACGGCGAACTGTTCATCCAGGCTGACGCCAAAGTCAGCACCGGCGCTTTTCGTCCCCTCGATAAGCTCCTGCATGGTCTGCATTTTCACGCCGAAGTTTTGCACCATGTACGCCGTTTTCCCTGCCAGCTCTTCGGCAAAACGTACATGGCCCAGACTGGACAACTCCGCGTTGAAGCGTGACGCCATCGCGCCGATGTATTCGCCTGCCTCTTCGCCGCTGGCCTTGACGCCTGCGGCCAGGGTATTGGCCGCGATGGTGACGCGGGGCAGGTCCATATCGGACAGGCCCGCCATTGCGCCTTTCATCGCATAGCTTGACCGGACCACATCAACGGCCCCTTTGCCGTAGCGCATACTGAATCGCATGGCTTCACCGGACAGACGCTTCAGCGCATCCTCTGCCACGCCTTTGGAACCCACTTCTGCGAGTGCGGCGTTCATCTCATACGCCGGACCCACCACGCCCGCGATGGACTGCGCCACGCCCCAGACAGCCGCCGCACCGATCCCAATTTTTGTAAAAGACGCCTGCGATTTTTCGGCAAAGCCGGACAGCGAAGACTGGGCCGTCTTTAATGGCCGCGTCAGCTTATCGATCAGGCTCAGGGTAAAATCCAGGTGACTCATATCAGTTTCCGTTAAATGCGATTGCTATCCCTTCCGCCGTCTTACTGGCGCGGGTCTGGGCGAAATATTCATCCAGCCACAGGGCGCGGGCGATGCTTTCTTCGTCGTCGTCTTCGTGCGGGAGGTAATAGCGGCGCAGGGCAAGGTATTGCTCAAGCGCATTCTTGCGAATGGCCGCCACCCGCGCCGTCAGTTTTTTACTTCGATCTCAAGTTTGGGGGAGTAAATCTCGTTCACCTTCTCGACGATCTGCATTTCGCAACCCGGATAATCTTCCATCAGCTTGTTGAGCGACTCTTTACACTCGGCATCAACAATGCGGCCCAGATACGTCACCATAGGGGCAACCTTATTGGTCATGGTCATTTCGTTAAGCAGGTTGTTGAACGCGGTTTTATTCGGCTCAAAGCTCAGATTTACGCCCGCCACGGTCATGGCGATTTTTTTCGGTTTACTCATTGTGCTAATTCCTTACGTTGTCGAATGTTGCCCACCAGGGCGTTATGTCGGGCGGCGCAGTCGGTATACATCTGCCGGTAGGCTGTCAGCGCCGCGTCAAAGTCATTTCCGGTCGGTCCGGCCAGACGTGGCAGCGTGACCGGGCAAAGTGTCAGCTGGTTTTCCTGATAATTCTCGTTCGGCTTGATCTGCACTTTCGTTGAACAACCGGACGTAATCATCAGAAGCGCAAAGGTTGCTAAAAACCGGCTTAATGATTTCTGTGCGGATTTCCCGTTCCGTGTGTCTTTCATTGGCTTTTAGCCCCGCAAGTTTTGCTTCCAGCGCTTCGCCAGACTTTTGCGTTACTTCAACGACAATCTGGCGCGTTTGTTCTGCCGCTTCACTGGCAGCGAGTTTCAGCTTTGCGTCGTGCCAGTCATGCGCCTGCCAGCCCGCTGACATTGCAGCGGCCAGAATCAGCAAAAGACCCAGCAGATTGCGCATCAGCGAACCCCGTTATGCTCAAGACTGAAATGGTTGCCGTCCGGCTTACTGAAACGGCCACCCCACGATCCGCCGATAGATTCCCAGTATTCGCCCAGGGGGCGATATGCGGCGCTGTCGGTCTGGTATTCGCCGTTAATAAACAGGTTAAAATCCACCGCAAGGCGCTGGGTATGCAGGCTGTTAGTAATGCCGCTCCCTTTTTTTGCGTTAAGCGCGGCCTGTTCCGGCGTGCGGTACGCTTCGCCAAACGTCAGGCGATAGCCTTTTTCCTGGGCAAAATGAATCAGGCTGGCGATCATCACCGTAAAAAGTTGCTGTTTTTCACTCAGTTTCATTGCGCTTGCTCCCCCATCGCTTGATATACATGTCCAGGCAGCGCTTTAGCCCCGCCTCAATAAACGCACTTCCCAGAATGCCCAGGGCGCAGGCCAGCCCAATGACGACCAGTTCCGGCATATCGGGGAATTTCAGCAGCGGGATTGCGGCCAGCGGTGCGACCGCAGATCCCAGAATCATCCGCCCGACCAGCAGACGGGTTGTGATTCGCTCATTGCTGACCATCAGTTGCCCCAGGCCAATCACGGCCCCGATAAGCAACAGCTTTTCAAGCAGTGACGTTTCTCCGTTCATCATCGTGTCAGCCTTTCAAATCGCGAGTGTCGCGGGCTGACAGGTACGGCACGCCGTCAATCGCGACAAAGTCCGGGCTTGTCACCATGAATTTAATTTTCTTCGTGGTTTTGCTGGCCTCGTTGGGGTTGATGTTGACGATGTCGGACAGCGTCGGAACGCAGCCAAACACCTCGATTTTTTCTTCGTCGTCCCCCGCATTGGCGTAGAACAAAAAGTCCTTTGCCGGAATGGCCCGCCAGGAACCTGCGGCGCGGGCCACGGCGGTAAACTTTTTAAAGTTCTGGGAATCGACTTCGACTTCCACATCCGCCGAAACTGACCCTTTCGTGTGGCCGTTTGGGATGCCACGCGACTGCGCAACCGCGCTGTTATCCGTGATGGTGACGGTGGCGTTTTCGACGTGAATCATGATGGCGTCGTAGTTCACATCGAACGATCCGCCGCTGATACGTTCAGTCATTGATTAGCTCTCCAGTGAGGTGTCCAGTTCGATGCTGACGCTGATTTCTTTCGCGCTCTCATACGGTCGAACCACAAGGTAAATCTGTACCGCTTCGCTACTGGTCCAGGTGATGGTGATGTCACCGTCTTTTGGCGGCTTCACTTCGCCCGGAAATTCGACGCCATTGATCTGGGTTGAAATCGCCATTTCACGCAGCGGCTTGCCGAAATAGGTTTCATGCGCGGCGATACTGCCCGGTGTGCTGTTCAGTGAACGATCGGCAATTTTTGGGATTGCACGCAGACGGACGCGGCGGGAGGCTTTATCAACCACGCGCACGTTTTCAATCACCTGATAATCACCGCCTTCAACGTCCAGGGTGCGACCGTCGGCCCAGTAGATGCCGTCATAATCGTGATACCACATCGGCACGCTGTAGCGGTTCGCCTGCAAAGACTGCAGCACGGCCAGATCAATTTCGGCTCCCGTCCCGTCAACCGGCAGGCCGTCGCGTCCCAGCGCGGTGACTGCGCCGGTTGCAACGCGGGCGGGGCTGTCTGCCACCGTCACCGAACGGTTACACAAGCGACCGACCAGGACGCCGGGTTCATTGCCCCACAGACGCGGGACCAGTTGCACCCCAGGCGATGCAATACCGTCCTGGAGTGTTGCCAGGCGCGTCACATAGTCGCTCCACGCTTCGTCCTTTTCCGGCCCGCCCACAGCAAGGGCAAACCAGATAAAACGCCCAAAACTGGCCTGTAAGGTGACGCGCATTTCCGTTGCCCGGTTAATGGTGGCCGCGTCGGCGGTATCAAATGCCAGGACAACCCCTTCGACGGATGCCACGCTCTGGGCCTGTTTGACCGCGTTCATCCAGTCCTCGTCTGGTTTGTAGCCCTCGGCTCCCTTGTCTGGCTCTGCCAGCACATGCACGTAAGCAAACCAGTTCTGACCCGCGTTATTGGCCGCTGCGGCCACCATATTTTTTAACGGGCTGTCTTTGTCGCCCAGGGCTTTATCCAGATCGCTGCCGGTATTCAGCGACTGGGTTTTCCCGATGTTAGTGTCGCCGTAACCCACAAAGAGGATGACGCGCTCGACGTCGTTCGTTGTGCCGTTGAAGCGGTTTTTCTGACTGACGTTGACATTCGTCCAGGTCATTTTTACCCCCTGATTTGCTGCGCGTTGACGTCCCAGCCGAAGCCGATTGCCTGCATTTGCCGCGCAATAATTTGGTTAAATTCCTCGTTGCTCACCCCCAGAAAAACGCGCCCAGGAATATCAATGGTCCATGTGCGTTTTGAGGGTGTGCCTTTCAGTTTTCGAATCAGTAATCCCGCCTGGGCCATGCTCATGGTTTCCATGATTTGCCTGCTGGACGGTTTAACCCAGCGCTTGCCCTTGCGGGTTTTGTAGCCCAGCGCCCGCAGGCGCTTGGCCTGTCTCGGTAGCGCGGGCTTGTCAGCCTGCGGCTTGCGCGGGGCGTTACTGGCTTTCATCTGGATCCGTGCGCCATCCTGCTGGACCGCACCGACCAGACCCGCCGCAATGGGCTTCGTCCCGTTCCGGTAGTTCCCGCCCTTGAGGTAAATTCTTACCCCCTGAATCTCCGGCATTTCACGCACGGCCAGTAGCTTGGGCAGCCCTTTTAACATCTTCCCTTTGCCACGCTTGCGCGGCTCCCACGGCGTACCGTCCGGGGCCGCCTGCTGGCGCTGGTGACGTTTTGCCGCTGTGACAATGCCCAGCTTTGCAATACGCCATAAAAGGCGCTGGCGCTTGCGCGGGGGAAGGTCAGCTTTTGCCAGCGTTTCCCGCATCTGCTTTAGCTGTTGCTGGTTCAGTTCCCCACGGATCACGACGCGTCACCACGCTGGACAATAAATTCCAGTTGCGACGCCTCCCAGATTTCGGGGTTTACGATGTCCCATTTCTTACCTTTGAAGGGGATCGGCCCTTTTTCCACTTCACGCAGGACCAGCGGATCAACCAGCGGGACAACCACATCCAGAATGCATGACCCTTCGTCGTCGAACTCCGGGTCCACGGTGGGATCGGCTAACTTCAGCTCGTCGCGCAGCTCGTTGGCGAACTCATCCACCCAGGCCAGCACCAGGGCATAAATCAGCCCCGGCGAATATTTGCGGTAGGGGAAGTCATCCCACGACAAACGGGCGGTATAAGTCAGCACCCCGATCCGGCGCTGGTTGTTTCCCATCGCTTTGGCGCTGCGTACCAGCTCGCAATCCTCCATTGAACTGGAAAACATCTGCATGGCATCAGGCGGCAGGTTTGCCGTAATAAACGCCGTCAGGCTTTCAAGCTGGCTCATATCAGATGCACCCCCACGCGTGGTTGTCGCAGCATGTTTCGCATCACGTTGGCCGCCTCGGCCAGCAGGCTGGCGCGGGTGTCCTGGCTTTCCTGCCCCGGATGCGATTCACGTCGCCCGATGGTGGCAAACTCCCCCAGCAAATCGGCCTTTGCGCGGGCGTAGACCGCTTTTTTGTACTGGGCTGTTAACTGGGTTTCATCGCCCATCTTTGCACCCGGTACATCTGCGGCCCGCTCGCAGGCTTTCGCGTTCCAGTACGTCACCACGTCGGCCAGCGCGTCGTTTACCTCCGCAATAGCGGCCAGCAGGGCCACGCCCGCGGTTTCTGGCGGCAGATCAGCGGGCAACGTGCGCACCTTCTGAAACTCGGCCAGATCGAGATCGGGCCAGAATGTCACGCCGTTGGTGATCGCTGTTGGCGTCACCGTCACCGGCTTACCGCTGATACTGAAACTTGGGCCACTCATTGACACACCTCGGTTTTGCAATAGAAACGGGCTAACGGGTTCCACGGCCAACAACCATATGGTTGATGCCTCCCCCGCGCCCGTCCCGGCTTGCGGGAGTCGTTAAAGCTGGGTCAGGCCGTTAATCCGGGCGCGGATTTTTTCGCGCATGGTCTTAACTCCGACGCTTTTGTTGTACGCCGCCGCCTGGGCCAGAAGGGCGTCGGCCTGTTCCAGCGTATTCACATCATCCACGGCAGTGGCACGCGGCTGCCCCTTCTCGTCGCGCAGCAGATAAAGACCGGCGAACTTGAACCACTTCGCGTTAATGTCTTCGTGCAAACGCCACTTTTCGCGGATGTTTTCAAACGTGCGGCTGAAATAGGGTTCGATGCTGTGACCGGCTTCCGCCTGCATGATCGCCCACTCCAGCACCGTGTCGGCCACAAAGGCGGGCAGGTTGCTTTTGAAGTTCTCCGGCGTGGCCTGGCTCTCACTGATAGCCACGTCTGCCCAGTCCAGCGCCTTGCCCATTTCCCCCGTATCGAACAACCAGATCACGCAGTAAACCAGGGCCGGATTGGCAAAGCGGGCATCACCGGCGAGGTATGCTTCAACGGTCGGCATCCAGCGCGGCAGAAGAACATCGCGCTTCAGTTCGATGCGGTCTTCCGTGCGCTGTACGCTGCGAAGCATTGCGACATCTTTTTCCAGTTCCAGCTTTTGCAGGTGGAAGCTGACCGGCGACGCGGTCAGGGCTTCGCGGTTATCCAGCGCCTTTGCGGCTTTCACGCGTGCTCGGTGTCGTTGACACAGGGTCATAGCCATTTTTACGCGCCTCCCTCCGGTGCTACCGGATCGGCTGCAAGGGTGATCTTGTCGAACGCTGCATACAGCTCGTCATGCTCGACGGCGTAACCTTCCATGCGCAGATAGTTGTTTTCAAACTGCTTGCGGTCGTCGCTCCAGTCGGCTTTACGCTTACGGGTTCCCGACTGCGTATAAATATGCAGGTTGCTCAGGGTGGTAATGATGAGGCGACCTTCTGGCATAAATGGCGGGGTGTACACCTGCTTGCCAGCAATCTGACGGTTCATCAGCTGCGCCGCGACTTTTTCAGTTGGACGGTCAACCATATTCATCATGGTTGTGGCGTCCATCCCAATCAGGTCACCGGAAATCAGAACGCAGAGGTTCGGGTCATTGCGGTAATGCTCCAGAATGCAGGTATGCAGCAGGTCAGTGACTGCCGCATCCAGCGACACATAATCTGCGCCTGCACCGCCCAGCGTGACCTTATCGGTGATGATTTGGCCTGGCGTACGCGTTTTGACGATCTGGTGCCAGCCGATGTTAACGTCTTCGCCATTTGGGTTGTTTTCCGGGTCGGTAGTCTCGGCAACACTCACGCCGTTAAACGCCACGCGCAGCATATCCAGCGCAAATTGCTCATTGCTGAATGCCTGAATCAGCTGGAAGAATTCATCTTCACTGCCGGAGTTTGCCCAGTTGGTCAGCGTGTCATAGTCCAGGAAGGAACCGGAATCCGTTTCCGCGAGAGCGTAAGTATTACCGCTGACGCCCAGGGAACGGGAAAAACGGCCGCCTTTCTTACGCCCGGTATAAATACCCGGCTTGCCGGTACTGATAACCTGGCCGGTGGTCTGCTGGACATCTTTCACATTCACCAGGCGCAGGAATTCGGAAGACTCCAGCAGCGCCTGACGCAGCAAGGTTTCTTTCGGTGGCGTGATAGCAAACATCTTTGAGGTGTCGCGCACGCCATAAGATTTAGCCAGGGCTGCGGTAAAACTTTGCAGCATTCCCTCGGCGCGGGCTGATAGTTGTTGCGTATGATGCATTTTATTTTCCTTAAAACAGGCGCTTAAACTAATTCACGCGGTTTTTTGTCGCCCGCTGGCGCATTACCAGGACGACGCGTTCCGTTACTTTCCATCGCTGACAACTTGGTCATGACGGTGGTCAGTTGTTCGGACAGGTCGTTCAGCGGGTTACCGGCCTGACGCCCTGCGGAAAGCTCACGGCGGCGGCTGCGGGTACGCTGACGACGTGCCGGGGCTGCGCTGAATTTTTTCATCGCTTTTGCCAGGTTGGCTTTGGCGACGCTGAATTCTTCCGCTTTGACTTCGTCTTCCGGGTTCTCTGCAACTTCCTCCGCCAGATCTGCCACTTCGGCGGCAGCGTCTGCGATTTCGTCAGCAATGACGGCCACTTCGTCGGCGGCCTGTTCCGGCGTATCAACTTTTTCAGCGTCACCCGCTGCGGCGTCTTTACCGCTTTTAACTAAATCCAGTAATTGCTGGATGAGGGCTTTTAACTCTTCCATTTTTTCTCCGTCGCCCTCGGTGGGCTTATCAGTGTTTGGCTCTGGCGTTGGCGTAAAATCTTTACTGGCCGAAAATAAACGCGACCAGAAAGAATCTTTTTTATCCGGTTTACTTGTCTGTAATTTTCCCAAGCTGAATGTTTCCAGACTCCCGCGCTCGGCGTCCTTTTCTTCACCGGCTAAAACGAATTTAAGTTTTTCCGTTCCCAGACTTGCCGGAATATCAGTCACGGCCAGCCCGAAAAGATATTCACGACCGCTTCCTGCAAAATCAGTGACAAACTCGGCTGACGTAAATAACTTTTGCCCCATACGGTTGGCATCAATTAAAAATTGATTCGGGATTAACTGGGCATATAACTTCGTGACGTCACCTTCCGTTTCCACTTTCAGCGCGTCCACTTCACCCAGGTTGCAGGTAAATTCACGCTCGCCGATATCGTATTGCGGGTGGTGCGGCCAAATCATGGCGGTGTAGGTTTTGCGGGAGTAGGTTTCTGCCGCATCAATCAACCATTGCGGTTCAATGGTGCGACCGTCCACAGCCTGTCCAGATGTGGCAATACATAGCCAATCCGTGCGGTAATGAGATTGCGGCATAACTGACCTTTAATAATGAATTTAAATAACAATGATTCGTTCGTGGTGGTCAGTATTGCGAATTGGTTAAAACAGCGCGACCGCTTTATTTCTTATGCATTCGGTTATAAAGAGATAGCCACTTTTTACCGATATTTAATTATCAATTCTGCAAAATAATCCCGCCATAATAGCCGCATGGCTAAATATTCCGATGAATTAAAAGAAGCGGCCCGCACGCTTTATATAAAAAGCTGGTCGCCGAAAGATATTGCGCAGGAACTGAATATTCCACCGCGTACAATTTACCACTGGGCTGACGTCGGGAAGTGGGCATCACTGCTGCCTGTCGAATCGGTGGAAAATGTCATCGCCCGCCGTATCGACCAGCTCACCCGCCGCGAGAAAAAAACATCGCTGGAACTGGAGGAACTGCGCGATCTGATTGCTCACCATGTGAAACTCATGGCGCAGCGCAACAAGCACGCCGAAAAGCTGGCAGAAATTCAGGCCCAGAAAGCGGCTTATGATGGTGAAGGGTACTGCCTCAGCAGCGCAGGCGGGGAACCAGGGGAAAGAAAGCGCCGGTATAAGAAAAACGACGTTTCCGGTATTACAGCGGAAATGCTCGACACCTGGGCGCGGGAACATCTCTTCGAGTACCAGTTGCACTGTCGCGAACATAAAGGCGAAGACTGGCGCTTCATTCTGAAAAGCCGACAGGTCGGCATGACCTATTATTTCGCCTGGGAGGCATTCGAAGATGCTGTCATTACCGGCGATAACCAGGTCTTTTTCTCTGCAAGCCGCTCCCAGTCTGAAATCTTCCGTGAATACATCGTCCAGATCGCCCAGAACCATTTCGACGTGACGCTGACGGGTAAAAATATCCGCCTCAGCAACGGCGCAATACTGCGCTTTTTGTCCACGAACGCCAGCACCGCGCAGGGCTTTAACGGCCACCTGTATGGCGATGAGGTTTTCTGGATCCCGAAATTCACGCGCCTGCACGAAGTTGCCAGCGCAATGGCAACGCATAACAAATACCGAACGACCTACTTTTCGACGCCCAGCGCGAAAACGCACCAGGCTTACCCGGTATGGACTGGCGAAGCCTGGCGCGGGGACGACCCGAAACGCAAAGGTGTGAAGTTCCCGAACGACAGCGAAATGCGCCAGGGTATTCTTTGCCCGGACCAGATCTGGCGCTACATCATCACGATGGAAGACGCTATCGAAGGTGGCCTCGGTGCGCTTGTCGATATTGAACGGCTGCGCAACAAATACAGCCCGACCGCGTTCGCCATGCTCTACATGTGCCAGTTTGTTGACAGTAAGGACGCGGTGTTCAAGTTCTCCGCGCTTGTCGGCTGCGAAGTGGACCGGGCCACATGGGGCGACTTTGATCTGACCGCTGCGCGGCCCTTCGGCAATCGCGAAGTATGGGCAGGCTTTGACCCGTCACGATCCGGCGACAACTCCACCTTTGTTTTAATCGCGCCCCCCATAGAGGACGGCGAGCGCTTCCGCGTGCTGGCCGTCTGGCAATGGCAGGGCTTTAACTTCAGTTGGCAGGCCGACCAGATAAAGCAACTTATGCGCCGCTTTAACATCACTTACATCGGGATCGATACAACCGGCATTGGTAAGGGCGTTTATGACCTGGTCAGCAAGTTTGCACCGCGCGAAGCCACACCCATTCTTTACAGCGTCGAAAGCAAAAACCGTCTGGTAATGAAGATGATCGACGTTGTCGAGCGTAAACGCATCGAATGGGCAAAAGATGCCGTAGACGAAACGAACAAAGAGCGCGTCGAAATTCCGGCCAGCTTTATGGCTATCCGGCGCACGACAACCAACAGCGGCAACGCGCTGACGTTTGTTGCCGAACGTTCAGACGCGACCGGCCATGCAGATGTTTTCTTCGCTATCTCGCACGCCGTAATTAACGAACCTATCGATCACGAATATGACCGCCCATCGGGCTGGTACTTTGGGAAAGCAGCATGACAAAGAAACAGCGTAATAATAAAAAATTCAGGTCCATGACCGGCAGCAAGGTTGAAACCTTCACGCCAGGGCGCGGAAGCGTGATCACATTTGGCGAACCCGAACCCATCCTTACGACCGGCACTGATTATCACAATATCTGGTATGACAATGAATATGACCACTGGCGACTCCCGATTGATCGCCTGGCGCTGGCCCAGTTGCCGAACCTTAACGGCCAGCACGGTGGGGTACTGTATGCGCGGCGCAATATGGTAGCAGGTGGCTACATCGGCGGCGGCCTGACGCCTGATCAGGTCGAACAGGCTGTCTTTGATTACCTGCTGTTTGGTGACGTTGCTATCCTGAAAATTCGTAACGTATTCGGGGAAGTGATCGACCTGCTGCCGCTGCCGTCACTGTATCTGCGCTGCCGGAAAGACGGCTCTTTTGCTGTTCTGCAGGAAGGGCCGGCGCTTATCTATGACCCGGAAGACATCGTCTTCTTTAAAATGTACGACCCGCGCCAGCAGGTTTACGGCCTGCCGGACTATATCGGCGGGATTCATTCGGCCTTACTTAACAGCGAAGCAACCATCTTCCGACGCCGCTATTACAACAACGGGGCGCATATGGGCTTTATCCTCTATACCAGCGATCCAAACCTCACGCTGGAAATGGAGAACGAGATTAAAGATAAAATTGCTCAGTCAAAAGGCCTGGGCAACTTCCGCAATATGTTTATCAACATCCCCAAAGGCGACCCGGACGGGGTCAAAATCTTGCCTGTGGGTGAAGTGAGCGCGAAAGATGAATTCGCCAGCATTAAGGGAATCACCGCGCAGGATATTTTTACCGCGCACCGCTTCCCCGCAGGGCTTGCGGGCATCATCCCGACCAACGGCGCGATAATGGGCGACCCTGAAAAGGCCCGCGCGACCTATCGGAAAGATGAAGTTATCCCGTTGCAGCGCAAACTAATGCAGGGCGTGAACAACGACCCGGAGATCCCGCCGCACCTGCACCTGAAATTTGAGATTGAAACACCGGTAAACAGCGCCGAAAAGGGCGAAAAATGAACGAGATTAAGTTAAAATCATCCCTATTGTTAGCAATGGCGTGCGGGATGGTGAACATGCGAGTTTTTAAAATTAAATGTCCTGAATGCGGCTCACCGGCCATCATTCGCAAATCTGACTGGAAAGACAAAAAACTGGCTGATTTATACTGCGCCTGCACGGAAGTTGAATGCGGCCACACCTTTGTTTTTAACGCCCAGTTTTCACATACCCTCAGCCCCAGCGGGCTGACCGGCAACAAGCTGGTTAAATTCCTGATTGACCGACTCAAGCCGGAAGAACGTCAATTCGCGCTGGACCTGCTCAACGGCCAGACGGCATAAACGAAGCCCGCATAAAGCGGGCTTTTTTATTCGACATCACAAAGCGCGGTCATGATCGCCAGCCGTTCCGCTGGCGGCAAGGCGGCGAACTTATCCCGCCAGCGTGCCGCTTTACGTTTTATCCTGGCCCGGTCGTTGTAGTCCTTTCCGGCAAAGGTGTGGGAATAGGCTTTCCCTTCCTCGTAATTCATCCAGATTTTTTCCGTTCGCACGCCGCCCCGCGTCATGGCCTGAAACTCTCGCGTTCGCCAGCCGGTCAGCGTGCTGTCATAAAGCTGCGACGGGTAGCCAGACAAAATGACACTCACATTTTCCGGCAGTGACATCAGGCAACGTAAAAGGCGCTCATGATCGGCGACGGTGTATTCATGGCGGTAACGGGCGTGACTGGTGCGCGTTTCCGGCATATATGGCGGATCACAATAAATCAGCACCTTACCCAGCTTTTCAAAAGACGTAACCCCATCCAGCACGCTAGGCCTTTTGAGACTTTCAAGAAAATACACGGCATCACCATGAAAAAAATCAATGCGTGGTGGCTTCAATCCCTTAACCTCCCAACGCTGCATTGTTTGCCGACGTGCTGTTTCATCAAGATCCGCACCGTAATTCCGCTTCGCAGGCGGCTTGAAAAACATCACCGCACCGCTGCCCAGATGCGTTTCAATGTAGGTATCATGCGGGGGCATTTCAGCAATGATTTTCTGATAGACCCCGCTGGCCGCTTTACTTCCCAGATAACTCATACTTTCCCGCCCTCAGCTGGCACGGTCATTCCTGACCTGCAGCACTGTTAAAAATGACCGTCCTCGATACAAATGGCCAGCACTGTCAAAAGTGATAGTGTCTGCCGGAATACACTGTCAGAAATAACAGCACGGTACCCGCGGGCTCTTTGCCGCCCGCACCCGCAGAATCACGCCAGCCGACGCAACCAGTTGCGACGGCCAGCGCGATTGCATTCATTCTTTTGGGTGGCGACCTTCCGCACCCGCCAGCATTTTTTGATACTCCCCGACCGGATCAAACCGCAGGCGCGTGGCATCTATACCGTGGTTATCCCGCAGACGTTCCCATAATTTATTCATCGTCCGTGACTCGTCGGGTAATTGACGCGTTATTAACTGGCCGTCAGCACTGGCCCGATAAACTTTGCCGCCAATCTCCAGACAGCTCCCCATTAACAGCGAAACGGCCTGAATCTCTGAAATCTCAACCGAACACAACACCGCATCAGCCAGCAGACTGGCAACCGCAGGGGCAAGCGCTGCCCGTCTGGCTTTTTCTGCCGCTGATCTGGCCTCGGTTTTTTCGACGGCAGAACGCCACGCGACATCTAATTCGCTTCCTGGCTCATAAGGTGATCCGCTTTTCTGCCTTTTGAATGGTGTTTCACGTAGTCGCCGCATCAATTTGCGCCGCGTCTGCTGGTCCATGTTTTCAAAATCGACGATTTCCTCTTCTGATTCTTCTGTCATCCCCTCCACATCAGGCGAAAAATCGGTGATTTTTTCGTCTTCCGTAGAGTTATTGACAGAACTCCAAGCGTCGCCGGTTGGCGACGGCAAAAGGTCAACCCCCAAACCGGGGCCTTTTTTGGCCCCGGTGGCGGCTTTGGATTTGGCGCGGATTTTCCACTTAACCAGGCGGGTGCAAATACGGGAGGCATCCCCCAGACGCGGCGACCAGACCCCGAATACCTTTTCGGGGATCTCACAATAAGCATTCATTTCATCAGCAGGCTGATAGGCCAGACGAACGACATAGTTTTCACGCGGGATCAAAACACCGCCCTGGCGGATGATGTAGGTAGCAAAGCACCCAACATCGGCAGCAGCGCAAACCGCATCCATCGCAGGATCCATAAGCAGCGGTGCGCCGCGCTTGAAGGTATTGTCAATTTTCTGGCGGGCCGTGATCTGATTGCTCAGTTTGCGCAGCTCGCGGTAAACCGATATAGGCGGTTGTCCGATGGGCTGAAACTGGCGGATACGGTGAAGCGATGCCCAAGCCATTGCAAACTTGGCTGTTTCATTCAGGGGCTTGCCGCTTTCGTCGTCCAGTTCACCGGCCAGCGCGTGGCCGTCGATATTCTTTGAAATGTATTTGGCTATGTATGCCGTTGCTGACCCTTTTCGCGGGTCCATTTTTTTTGACTTGAAGCGAGCGCCGGTATTGCGGCCCAGCTCGTCGCGGTCTTCCGCAATGAAGTAAGCGCGAAGGATCGCAACCGTGGCTTTAACTTGCTCCTTTGGCATAAACAGCAATGCGTGCCAGTGTGGCGTCCCATCGTGATGCGGCTCGGCGACGCGGAAGCCATAAGGGCGCAAATCTTCGCGTTTCAGTTTGGCGGTTGCCCGGTTCCATACACGGCATAAATAGCGCTGCGCCTGGGCGACGGTGGAATGATTCCATTTGGCGTTATGGTGGCCGGACGCAATATTACTGTGATATTTCGACGGGCAAGTAATGGTCAGGAAGATGCCAACATCGCCGCGACTTTGGGCGACAAGTTCAACCCCAGCCATTCGGGCCATAAGCTCATGGCGACGAATAGCCGGGTTAGACGTGGATTTATTAATCATTTCCTCGAGCGACGAAACGTTGCCGTCTTCGTCTACCAGTTCATGACTTTTGAAAAAATCCCGGTTTTTACGGCGCTGTTCCTGCCACTCGATCAGGCTGGAAGCGCTAACGTAGGCGTGCGCTTTTTTATTTACCGCGCCAACAGCACGCAGCTGGTTCTCGCGCCAGTCACAACGCAGGCGCCAGATTTTGCGCCCCCACCAGTCAGGCGAAGCCATACGCAAAATGGCCGTGCATATGCGCTCGCGTTCCCACGGCGCATACCATGCAGGCGGCACAATACGAAGCGCCAGCATTTCGCGGCCCAGGTGGCAATAAAGCCAGTCCAGTTCTTCGACGTTCATGTCGGAAACATTCCGCCCCAGGGCTTCGCATTCCGTCCCAAGCATTTCAGCCATGCGGCTGGCGATCTCATTAGCGGCGCTTAGTGCCTCCCGCTTTGTGAAATCAGCCAGTCGTTGCCAGCGCCCGAACCAGTACGCGGCCAGTTCGCCGGTGAGATCAGGCGAAACACCTTGCCTTGTGCGCACAACATCAAGACGCAGCAATGATTTTTTCACGGTCCCCATAAGAAAATCATTGGTGTGTCTGGCTTCACGGTTGGCCCGTAACCATTCAATTTTTTTGCGCCAGACTTCACGAATGAAGAACGGCTCTGATAATAAACGCGCTTCGACACCTTCCGGCGTATTGGCCCAGGCTGCCGCCGTAGCTTTGGCGGCTTCCATTTCCTGCCGGATTATATTTTGATGGGCGGCCAGTGGCAGGCCGCACGGTTCGTACCTGTCCAGCGCCTGGATAAGCGCGTTACGGTCGCGAACATCGTCGGGGTTGTAACCGGCGCGTTTGAAGATGTGATCGATGTGTTTTTTAACGGCAGGATGATGCGCCACCGCCCCGGCAAGCGGGGCGATTTTTTTCGGTTCGTAGGTGTAAAGGCCAACAGCTGGGCGCGGCGCGTTCCAGGGCCATGCGAAATCAGTCATGGCGGCCCTCAAAACGGCAATTCATCGTCAGTGCAATCTGGATCAATGGCGAGCGTAACCGGGCTACCGCACTTAAAACTTAGCGCCTCTGAGAAGGTGGAAAAAGCAGCGGTATCGCGAACACAAACGCCGTCATAAAAAGCGTCGAACTCAACCAACCAGATGTCACCCATTTGCCAACGGTCATGGATACGCTCAACGACCATCATCGCGGTGACATCTCCGTCCGTAGTGGCCGGATCAAAGCCGATGAATTCCCTTGCGGTCAGGCTCATTTTTTACACTCCACGTTATATTTTTCATGCGTCATCAGTGACCAGACCTTGCCGTCGTTTTTACTCAGCAAGCGCCAGCGCCTACCGATGCGGATCACAAGGTAAAAATTGGGTTTGATGCGGGAATAGTTTTTTAGGCCGCGAGAAAAGCGGCGCAGCTCGGCAGCTGCGTGACCGCAGACACCTACCGGCGCAGCGCATGAGATCTGCAGTTTGCTGACCATCAGAAAGGTACTCCGCCGTCAAAATCACCGACTGGCGACGTCTTGAATGTAAAAGCCGTTCCTGGGCGAAATTTGCGGGCGTTCTTGAATGATCGAAAAGTGCGCGAGTGCGGGAAGCTATCCCCCGTCATGACATCCATTGCGATTACATCAACCCGAACGGAACCACGCTCCCGGCGAGTGATAGAGATAACCTTCTCAACTACTGCAAAAACAGAGGTGTCGTGAGGGGCATAAGGTGCGACCGGCGAGACTTGTTGCACTGCCGGACTATGTTTCTCAATTAGTGGATCAAGTATCGCGTTAAAGGAAATTAGCAATGTATTAGCCACGTCAGGCCCAGCCAAAACGCCCGCTAACGTCGCATGGGCAAGCGCAATGGTTTTAGCTTCGTTAAGCGCAGCCAGCACTCCGCGTGTAAATTCGGATTGAGTTGCATCGATACGGGTTGCCATTAAAAAGCCTCCACGCCATTGGCCGCAGCCGATGCCAGCATTTCGTTGTAGGTCGCGTCCCCCATTACCGGGCCGCAGTCAGGACAACAGCCACCACCGGCACGACCGCAGCCGCTGCACACTTTGAGGACGCCGATCACCTCTTTGGCCTTTTCGCGGTTTTTAGTGCTGGCGCTTACCGAACGCTGGACGGCAATTTCCTGGAAGCGGAAGTCTTTGTAGATCTCGCGAGTCAGCGGGGTGTCGCTGTTAGAAATCACGACAGACGCGCCAGTCTCTCGGTTTGCTTTCAGAAGGGCGGCAACAAGCTGGCGGTGTTGCTTCTTACCAAATGGGCCAGTGTGGTACTGGGTAAAATTGGCGGTGTCACTTGCAGGCAGGTACGGCGGATCACAGTAAATAACGCTATCAGGGAAAAGAGGGGCGTTGATGGCGTCTACGAAGTCACTACAAAGAAATAAAGTGCAGGTATCGCGGGCCTTTTCAGAGAACAAGCGGATCTCCACTTCTGGCAAATACTGCGTTTCTTTATCCTTCCCCTTTCCGTAAGGGGTGTTGTACTCACCTTTCAGGTTGTAGCGCACAACACCGTTGTAGCCGTGGCGGTTCAGGTACAAAAAGAACGCGGCGCGGGCGACACTAGTAAAATGGTGGCGCAGGCGGCGACCTTTCGGATGATTGAACATGTCGCGAAGTTTTGCGTAATTTGCGCTGGTATTGCGGTTCTTAAACAAGTCGCGAGACAGGCTTATCAGTTCGTCAGGGGTGCTTCTGGCAACACGATAAAGGTTAATCAAATCGGGGTTTATATCGCTCAGAATGTAGCGACGATAATCTGTATTCAGGAAGACGGAAGCGCCCCCCACAAACGGCTCAACCAGGCATTCACCTTTCGGCAGAATCGGCAGTAATTCAGGCATAACGCGGCCTTTACCACCGGGCCATTTAACGAGAGATCGAATCATTTTTACTTTCTCCAGGGTGCAAGAAGCCCGACGCGTTAGCGCCTGTTTCTTTTTTGTGGGTAGTTAGTTGTTAATTGACTGCGTTATCTGGCGCGGGTGGTTTGTCGCGTATCGCCTGAATTTCGGCGCGTGGTGCGGCGTAGTCCTCAAATTCCCACGGCATTGATGCTGCAAATTCGGAAAGGCGCTTAATGCCCATCAAAAGGCACGTTTGTTCCTTTTCGGTTAGATTTTCGTAAGTGCAACCCAACTGTTTGGCGGTCAGCTTCGGCATTCCGGCTATGTATCTGGACGCATCGTTTGCCAGGATGAAAATCACCTTTTTGCAGGCATCATCCAGGCGGTTAAAACGAGTTGCAGTATCGTTCACGCGTGAGGCGTTCAAACTGGCTTGCAGCCGCGCCCGTTGCTCTAAGAACTGGCGGCGGCCTGGCTGTTGTCCTGTTTTATCCATCAACATAACCACCTCGCCCGAGCTACGCGAAGATGCCCATTAAGCGGGAAAACCAGCGGCGCTTGTTACGCGGGCGTGACATAAACGGTAAACGGCAGTTTTTAACAAATTGAACATCTGCCGCTTTAGGCTGGAAGAAACGCCCGTCCGGGGTTTCAATCCAGCCGCGTTGATGCTGACGGTGGGTGATCTGCTGGCCGTGGGTGAGCAGGCTGGCGAGTGATGGGCATTGTGATAAATCCATAATAAGCCTCGCTACTATCAAGCTGTACGTGAAACAGAAAGAGGATTGTGTTGGGTGCGCTTATGCGTCTGGTGATTGTTACCAGTTACGCGGCGATATGTTTTCTTGTCGCGCATCAGACGATCGATGTAGTGCTTTTCTTCTGGGGTAATAAGTGCGCGGCAGTGTGCTACGGCGGCCCAGTATTCTTGCAGCATGATGAAACGCTTAGGACGTTTTGAACCCGGCATCCCTTCGCGGTGGACTGGTACTTGAGCACGATCCATCAGGTTGCGAACTGACTTAAGGGTCCGGCCTGTCAGGTAGGCAAATTCAACAGGTGTAACGAAAATCTGCTTTTGCAGTTCTTCGGTGTTCATATCGCGAATAGCGTTAGCTTGCGAATCAGTCATTTTGCAGATGCGTGCTATACGGGCGTTATCTAACGGGAACTGGCGAAAATGTGGAGATCCCGCCGTTAAATTAATTTCTCGATTTTGTGTCATTTGCTAGACTCCATAGATTGAGGCTAATTGAGGCTTGTTAAGTACTAATTAGCCTCGTGGGGCACATCGGGCAAATGTTGTCTATGTGCTAATTTCTGGTGATTGTGATGAGATCTTATCATTATGTCAATGACGCAAGGCGAAAAACTAGCTCTTATTCGCGACTCTGAACGCTTAACTAAAAGGCAAATGTCTGATTTAACAGGTTTAAATTATTCAAGTTATGGCGGTTATGAGCGAGATAAAACAAAAATGACACTTGAAGCAGCTGTATGTGTTTTCGGACACCCTCGTTTTCATAAGTATCAAGACTGGTTTATGTATGACCGTACGGACGAAAGCCGGGGGCAAATAGCACCGGCTCTCGCGCACAATGGGCCATACAAAATGCAGTCAGACCCCTCAGAGAAACAGACTGGTTAACATTATATAAACATTACATTTTCACTATTTGTTACCAGGATAGTGATCTGACTGTTGGAGGGTTTTCTTATGTCCGTTAAGAAACTCGAAGATGGTCGCTATGAAGTGGATGTCAGGCCGCGCGGGCGCGACGGAAAGCGCATACGGCGGAAGTTTGAGAGAAAGGCGGATGCACACGCATTTGAGCGCAGCATCATCGCTAAGTATCAGAACCATGATTTTTTAAATAGACCGGCCGATAAGCGGAAACTAAGCGAATTTATTGCTTTATGGTGGCAGTTAATCGGACGGAATAAGAGCTACGCAAACCGCAGGCTTAGTGCAGTTAACTGCATTTGCCAGGATATGGGGGATCCCATGATTTACCAGATTGATGCGCGATGTCTTATTGATTACCGGGCATATAGGCTGGAGCAAGGGATCAAGGCTTCAACGATAAATCATGACCTGTTTGCACTTAGTGGTGTGTTTAAAGCTATGGCCGAAATTGATGAGTTTCACGGTGAAAACCCAGTAACAGCAATTTCAGCGCTGAAAGAGCCAAAAACGGAAATGTCGTATTTCACTGAGTCGGAAGTAAACCGGCTGTTATCCCTGTGCTCAGGTGATTACTACCGCATCGCCGTTCTGCTGCTTGCTACTGGTGCTCGATGGGGGGAAGCCTACCAGCTTAAAGCGGAAAACATTGTCGGTAACAGGGTGATGTTTACAATCACTAAAAACGGAGATCGGCGGGTGGTCCCCATATCTGACGACATTGCAAAGATAGTGAAACATCAGGAATCGGGAAGGCTGTTCCGCGTGAGCTATAAAACCTTCCGTCTACGCATGAAAGAAGCAAAGCCCAATCTTCCAGATGGGCAAGCCGCGCACGCGCTACGTCATACGTTCGCCACGCACTTCATGATTAAGGGCGGAAATATTATCGCGTTACAACGAATTCTTGGTCATTCCGATATATCTCAGACGATGACCTATGCTCACTTCGCACCGGACTATTTACTGGATGCGGTGAGTTATAATCCCCTTAGTGGAATGTCCACATTGTGTCCACACTCTGGAGGCAATGCGGGGGTTTAGAGGGTTAGTTAAGTCTGTTATATACTGAATCAGCGCAGTGCGTTACGGCGCTGCGCTATTTGAAAACCTCCCAGCAAGGGGAAGGTCAAGTGTTTAAATTGCTGATTGAAAGGGATTTTTAAAATCAGCGTCCACATAGCGTCCACACTTCGATAAAAGTGTCCACAATACAAAGACAAAGCCTCGCCACCCGCGGGGCTTTTTTTCTTTTACTGAATGCTAGTAATCGTTAGACTTCATGTGACAAAAAATAACCTTTCGACAAGGAGTGTTTTTAAATGGCAATGACAAAATGTAAAGAGTGCAAAAAAGAGGTATCAGCAAAGGCTAAGACTTGCCCTCATTGTGGAGTAAAGGATCCTGGCTTTAGCGCCAAAGATGCAATGGGTGGTTTTGTTTTTCTGTTAATCCTTGGGGCAATTGGGTACTGGTATTTCAGTGGTGATGAAGAGGCAACGGCCAAAGATGAGCCAAAAGTTAAGGTGTGTGCTAAGAATGATGGGCAGTGTATTTTTGAAGCCCATTTAGTTGATGCTTTGGTAGCCTGTAAAAGCCCGATTGAGAAAACTTCAAAGTATGATTTCGAATGGACCAATGGTGCATTTGAAAATATCTTTAGTCGGTACATCAACAAACCGGAACAGAACCAGATTGTTTATGTGGGCGATAAGCTGAAATTTACGAATGGGTTTAACGCCAAAGTGAACATGACGTATTCATGCACCCTTGACACAAAAACAAACAAAATGATCGATTATGAAGTGACTAAAGGGCGCTTGCCCGATTGATCCTTCCTCGCATTATTTTGCAAAAACTATAGCTGCATCATTTCTCCCCAAAGCCTTGCCGCGCAAGGCTTCACGCATTTTTCAACGAAACTTTCCAGCCTACCGCCGACCACATTTGATCGTGACGGAATCTAAAACGATCCTTTTAAAAACATCATGTTATCCAGTCGGTTAGCGACTGGCGGCGCGGTGACTTTTGCAAAGTGCTGCAAATCTTTGCGCAGCGTGCAAACGCCCGCAGGATGCAAAAGCCCAGCAGCGGCGCAGGCTGGCGGGGGGCTTTGCACAAAATTTCTTTTGCAAAATTTTTATGATCCAAACTGCGCAGGCGGGTGCGGTGTAGCGCCGTTTCCGTCCTGGATCCGCTTCCGTCTGCCTGCTGTCGCTTGCGCTGTGGGTCGCTGTTGAACGAACGAAAGAAAGGCCGCACGGTGGCGACCTTTAATGTTTGCGCCTGCTGTGGCGCGTTCTGTGGTGTCTGGTGAGGTGTGCGGTTATACCGCTTTTTGTCAGGCTATCAGGGGACCGTATTTGCTTTTTAATGTGCCGGTTTTAGTGGCCGTTGCGGTGAACTGTGCAGCCTGCCCGCTGGCCCCTGTATTGGGGTGAGTATGTGACGCGGCAGTCTCTGCCAGCTCCCTCACCACGTCCAGGGTGTCGGTGAGTAGTGTCAGGACGTTAATCTCTTCGCTTCCCAGTTTTACCACCGGGGCAATCAGTTGTTGCGCCTGGGCCACACTTCGGCGGATGCCGCTGATTTTTTCAGTCAGTGCGCCGCTGACGTTTGACGTAACATTCCCTTTCACGTCGTCTGTAACATCGCCCGCGACGTCCCGTTTTACGTTCCGGCCAACACTGACGGAATTGTCCTTGCTGCAGGTTACTGTCAGGTTGCCGGATGTGCCGATACTGTAATCACCCTCGCTGATATGGACCACCGCCCCGGCCAGAAGTGTGGCCGTGCCAAGCACGGTTGTTTTATCCGTTGCCTGGACCGTAGTTTCACGGACAACCACTTTGCGGATCTCTTCGTCGGTGGTGACTTCGCGCATCATGGAGTTTTCGCGGATTGTCTGGTCCGTCTGGCGTTCCCAGTCTCCGGCAACCGTCACGCGCTGCGATACACCATCGCGCTGTTGCTGCAACTGCTCGCCGGGTTTAACCGCTGGCAGGTTATGACCCTCCGCCATAATCTGGCGCACAAAGGGCTTATCCTGCCGCCCCTCAGTGAACCCAATTTCAACCAGCGTGCCAGGGGGCGGAAACTGGAACATTCCCGACTCGCTGCCCGCCATTGGCACAGGTAGCGGAACGGCAGAATAAACCGGCGTATTTGCGGCTGGCTTGCCGTCTTCGTCAAGCAGCTGGAGATCCACGGCGTAGCGCGGGCGGAATGGATCGGCAATATCCCCCCCGGAAACATCCTCGCTTGGTGCTTCCACCCTGGCGAACTTTGGAAGATGCAGGCCGCTTGCCAGCTCCGGGAATGCGTTTTCAATCTGCCGCTGAATTGGTGATTTTTGCAATGGCTGGCCGTTGGCTTTGTTGCGGGGCTGCCATGTGATTGCCATGTCGTCGTTATTTAGCCGAACCTGGTTCAGCCGCTGGCCGTTCACTTCCGCACCCGGTCGCAGGCTCTGAATCATTGGCACAACCATTGAATTTCCGCCTGCCGATTCCTGGCTAAATTCATGCGGGATCTCCACTGGTTTACCCGCAAAAAGACTGTGCTCCGCAGCGCCGACGAAGACATCCCCGTCCGGCAGCTGATACCAAAGATAATCCGTCACTGAAAATGCACGGCCCAGACTGGCAAGAAGCTGATAGCCCGTGCCGCTGTGCGTAAAGTGGGGGATTGGTTTATCTGCATAAGCAGCGCCGACCGGCGTTGTGACGGTAAGCCCGCTTTGCTCACTTATCCAGTCAGTAATCTGGCGCAGCGTTGGATGCTGGAAAGAACACGGCCACAATTTGTCAAAGATGCCAACCAGCTCACGCACGAATAATCGGCATGTTCCATTATCAGCAGGCTGTGACCGTTCAACGTACCCGGTAAACCAGCGCAGGACCAGACCATCATAGCCAACATCGATCCGCACCATCTTGCCGGTGTAATCTGTCTCTGTCCCTGCCGTAATAAACCCCCGACCGCACGCGTTCAGCTCCAGCACGATATTGCAGTCAATCAGATGGACCGGATCAGAGGAAAGGTACAGGCGTTTAATTGGTTTCATCGTTTAATTACCCCAGCGCATCGTTGACCGGCTTTAAGACCTTTTCTTCAAACCAGCTCATTTTGTCGGCTGGCTCATCAGCACCGGCAGCCGGACCCGCGCCCTTTACCCCTGTTTGCTTGGTGCTGGCCGTCGCGTTGCCTTTTCGGGCCTGTCGTTTTTCCGGGACGCTGCCTTTTTCACGCAGGGTGAAACTTACCTGCCAGGCAAGGCGATCCTCCTGCGGTACGGCATCAATCTGACCGGTAAACGTGGCTTCACGAAGGTTGATAGCCGTCGCCGTCGCATTGGCTACGCGGTACTTTTTCAGTGCGCCGCTGGCTTCGGTCGCGGATGCCAGCTGGAAAAGCCGCTGTAAGACGGCTTCGTCGTCGAATGTCACCAGACCCGACACGCGCAGCTCTTTGGCCTTGATACCCTGTTCAGCATTGGCCGTGCTCGATGTCTGGCCCGACTGGTCTTTCTCCTGAAACTGCATGGAAGGTGAAACCAGCATGTTCTGCATGGCGATCCCTTCACCATCAAGCGCGAGTAGTGCGGTCTGGCTCATGTAGCATCTTCCCTAAGTCAGATAACGAATCCCCGATAAACATCATCGCGGCGGTATGCACTGCCGTTGTTTGCGGGATGCCTTTCAGTAATTCAGCGGCGGCAACGGCATAATTCCCGCTGTAGCTGAATGAAAAAATATTCGCGCTGGCGGCTTTCAGTTCATCCAGTCCCTGGCTGAGTGAGGCCAGCAAACCGGCCCGCTCCTGAATAAATCCCGTCACCTGGTTTTTTAGATCTGTTGTGGTGGTACTGACTGCGGCGGCCAGCTGCGCGGCGGCAACACGCTGGGCATTCAGCGCCAGCCGGTTGGTTGAGACTGATAACGGCGTACTGGCTGGCAATACATCGGCTTTAACCGGCAACTGCATTTTTACCGTGCTGAGTTCTGCGGCGGCTGCGGCCATACGGCTTACCTGCGTAAATACCGGGGCCGGAAATACGGTGGACAGTTTATTCAGTCCCTGCATAAAAGCGTCGTGGGTATTTTCCGCCACCATCATGACGATGACATCACCGCTACCGCTACCGCCACCGGATAACAGCTTTTTAGCAAGGTATCCCAGCGCATTGGCCGGACTGAGATAACCGCCTGAATCGGTGTTCTGTCCCAGACCGTAAACCCAGGGATGCGCCGGAATAACTGAGCAGGATAAAGCCGACATATCATCGGCAATTTTAATAACTGAATTACGCCACATTGTTAAAACCTTCAAATTCCGGCCAGTTGTCTGGTATATCCTGCGGATCTAAAGCGCTAAGCTCATCAAGGTAATCCAGGGCTTTGCCATACAGTTCTTTTTCGTCGTCAGTAAGACGACCCAGCACTGCTTTACCCGGCCACTGCCTGTCATTGATAAATGTATTAATTTCGTCCAGACGGCGACTTTTCTCATATTTAGCCTGGGTAATCAGTTGTTCGCGCGTTAATGGCGGAATATCAATCCAGCATGGTGCGCCTTTTTTATCTGTACCAAGCAGCTTTCCATATGGAGGCGGCTGAATAAAAGTCAGATAAGTATTCAAATCTACATCCACGCCGGATTTCGGCCAGGTTCCGGCAGCATCAAAATCAGCTTTACTGGAATATGGATAAAAAATATTTCCGGAAAAACGATATTTATCACTCATCATCACCTCAGTAACCAATTGCAAACCAGATGCAGTCTTCCCAGCAACCGGAACCCACTGGCGCCCAATTCTGAATAATCATTGTTGTGTTGTTATGCGC